GGCTTGTTTTATATCAACTGACAGCTCAGCCACCCGGACGCTATCGCCCTTGGCTTCAGCTTGATCTTTCTCGACGTTCAGGTCGCGGATTTTGCCGCTGTAGCTGCGCTCTATCGCGTCTGATTCGCGACTGGTTGCGGCGGTTTTCTTCTCATAGAGGCGGATGAGTTCGCCAATGGGACCGGCTTCCCGTTCGGCGGCAGCGGCAGATTCTCGTAATACCGGCAAGCGAGCCGCCAGTTCGGCTTTATCCCGTCCTAGCGCCACGGACTTGTCTTGCAGAGCCTCAATCACCTCGCGCTCTGCATCCGTATATTTCCCGTCAGCATTAGCTTGTTCGTACAGCTTCTGAATATGTGCGTCGAGTTCGGTTTGTTGACGCGAATACTGCTTAATCTTTAATTCCGCTTGATCGACTTCTTCTTTCGTCGCGACCACTGATAACCGCGCCGCTTCGGCTTCATCGCCCTTGGCTTTTGCTAATGCAATCGCGCTTTGGATGCGGGTTTGCAGGGATTCCCGTTCACGGTTGCCCGCCTCAATCCCTTTCTCGGTTTCGGTGCGGATGTCGGCCAGTGCTTTTTGCAACGCCGTAAAGGCGGGGTCTGTTGCGGTCTCTTGTGTGCGCTGTTTAATCTGCAGCAGCGCATCGGCGACTTGATCGCCGGTCAGCTTTCCTGATTCGCCGAGTTCAATAATCTGTTTCCGAAACGCCTCTAATTCTTCCGGGTTATCCAGTTGCTGCAACGCGCCGTCGAACGCAGCTTTAATCCCGTCGGCACTCAAAACGCCGGATTCAGCCAGCGCCTGGAAATCTGCAATAGCGTCGGTCGCCGCCGTTGAGACCCCTCGCAGAGCTTCCGGGCCATCCACGCCGAGCCGTTGCAGTCGCGCCAGCACCACGCCTTCCACGACCTGCCCCAGTTCCGCAAACGCCTTGCGGCTGGTTTCGCTCCCGTCACTCGCTGCGGCCATAGCCGACCGGGCTTGGCGCTCCAATTCGGCCAGTTGTTCACTGGATAGCTTGCTGAGTTCTTGCCCCAGGGTGTCGCTGATCTTTTGTCCGCTGTCTTCCGCCTCCCCGCCCACGGTTTTGAGTGCGGCAGCGAGTTTAAGAACACCATCGACATCCAAGTTCTTCTCAGGCGCTTTAAAAAAGTCTTCCAACGCGGTCTGGGTCAGCTTGACCACATCGCCTGTGCGCTGGAATTCGCCTGCCGCGTCTTGCAAATCCTTTTGCAGACGATCCAGTGCCGCGCCGTAGGGGTCGGTTTCTTCCCGTAGCGCCTGCAATTCCTTCGTCATCTGCGCTTGCTTAATCGCAGCTTCTTCATTCGCGGTTTTCAGTCCCCACAAACTCAGTGCGGATTTGGCGATCTTCTCGCTGGCCGCGTCCGCTTCATTGCCCACAGCGGCTATCGCATCCTCGCCAGTAGCCAGCGCCCCCGCTGCCGCGCCCACTGCCGAACCGACTAGGCTAAAGCCGGTCGTTAGAATCTCGACTGCCGCTACGCCGGTTTCCAGGGTCTTGACGACGCCTTTCAACACCGCATCAAACCCGGTCATTGCGCCGGTCTGGCTGTCCACATCCACAAACAGCGCATTGACTCGCTCGCTCAACCGGCTCATTGACGCCGATAGCGAGTTCACTTCGGTCGTCGATCCGCCGATGTGTTTTCGTAGTGCCGCCGCAAACGCGGGCATGAACTCCTCGGTCGCGGCGTCGCCGGTTTCCAGCATTTTTTGCAGCGCCGCGTCATTCTCCAGTACGGCGGTTGTCGCGGCCTGTAGCGCGGGCGGCATGTCTTCCTGCATCCCCTCTTTAAGGTCATCCACACTGACCCGTCCATCCGCGAACGACTCGCCGAGGATCTCCATCACTTCCTGCAAATCATCAACCCCGGCCCCGGCGTTCATGTACGCGCCGGTCAGGTCTTCGATCATCTGACGGGTCGCTTCCCCCTCCGCCGTACTGCCTTTGGTCGCCGCCGCCAGGCGCAAATAAGCCGGAGCCAGATCATTGACCGCCACGCCCCATCGGTTGGCGACACCGGTCAGAAACTGGATCTCTTCTTGCGCAACACTGACATCGCCGGTCATGGCGCGGAACTGGGAGGCGAGTTGCGAGGCTTCCCGGTTCGCCGAAACGAAGGCGGTGACTAACGCGCCAATCGCGGCGGCTCCCGCCAGCTTGCCGGTCAATAGGTCAAAGGCTTCGCTGCTAATCCCGAACGTTTCCGCCATGTCGCCCAGCGATTGGCTGGCCCCGTCCGCAGCCTCCCGATGATCGACAAACGCCACCCTAGATCGTCCCATCGCTTCACCGAGACCGTCGGCGGCATCGGCGGCCTGTGCCGCAGCAATACGTTGGCGTTGTAATTCCTGACTTAGCGCCGCCTCGGATTGTCCGGCGGCATAGGCTAGCCGATCTAGCCGCGCCTGGGCGTCGGCTAATTGCGTTAGTTCCGCGCCGGATAAACGCCCAGACTGCTCGAGTCGCTGTAATTCTCGTTGCAGATCGGCGACGCCTTGCGGGCTTTCAATGCGCCCGAGCGCCGCAACCAGGCTGCGTTCGATCATCTCGCCGGTACTGTGCGCCGAATCCGCAATCGCCCCAAACGCACCCAAAGCCTTACGTTCAGATTCCGCCATGCCATCGGCAATGACGCGGGTTTCTACGCCCAGTTCTCCCAGGGCGTCGGTCAGGCGCTGGATTTCTGGACTGGCGGCGTCATTCGCCGTAATCAGCAGTTGCAGGGCGAGGTTTTGATTAGCGGCCATAAACGAGAATTACACCGAGGGTGAAGGGGAAGGCATAAAGACTGAACCACGAAAACCACGAAGATCACGAAAAAAGAATCCAGAGGGTTTTTTCGTGCCGTTCGTGTTTTTCGTGGTTAAAAAAGAGTGCCCACGGTCCACACGAACGGCCCAACCTTACTCGTCAAATTCCCAGTATTCCCACGGCCCCGCTTGGTCGTCCGGGGTAATCAGCGTCCCCTTGAAGGTGATGCTGATGTAGTCGGTGCCGACAAAGTTCAAGCCGCCACTGGGGCTGACATTGGCTTTGTGAATCAGAATCCCACAGCGCTTGCCGGTGTCGGCGTTGATGCCGGAGCCGTGCAGGGTCAGCTGGATCAGCGTCTGCGTTCCGGCGACGATTTTCTGACCACTACGGGCCGGGGCGCTGTGCGTATAGGTCACGGTCGAGCCGTCAACAATCGTGCCTGGACTGCTCAGGACTTTCACCAGTCCGGCCAAAAGATGCACTTCGTAGTCCGTACCGAGGGTCTTGCCGGTAATGGCAAACGCGGTTAATTCGCAGCGCGGCAACGCCACCCATTTGTCGTGAATCGCGGTGAACGTGCCTTCCACGTCGGCGGCGACGGTCTGCGTATAGGTCGCAGGTTCGCCTAGAAGCGCCATGCTCAGATAGGGCGCGGGCAAGGAGTCGGTCTTGAACTGCACCTCGGACGGCTTCGGGATAGAGATCGCGCCCAGGGCGGATCCGTAGGATTCGGCCATGAAGGAGACGCGGGTTTTGGTGTCCGGGTCGGGTTGGGTCACGGTCATTTCGGAGACGTTGAACGCATCCATGAACCCGGCTTTTGCGCCGGAGACCCAGCGATCAGCGCGGAAGGTCAGATTGGTAAACAAGCCACGGTCGGCCATGCGGAAACTCCTTAGAAAGTACCGGCCCCGGCGAACCGAGGCCCGGCGGGTTAGACCTTGGTCAACTTGATAATCGCTGCGGGCCGGGTGCAGAGATTCAGCGGATTACTCTGGGCTTCCAGCTTAATCCCCTTGCCGAACTCCATCATTTCCGCCTTGGCGTATAACGGCAGGCCCATCGTATTCACCGTCTCGTTGTAATCCGCCGGGGCAAACCGGGTGATAAACAGGCCCGGTACGCCTTCCGGCACCGCATAGGCTTCATCGTCGGGAATCTTTACCGCCGCCGTGCCGCGATAGCGTTCCCACAGTACCCCGCCCCAATCCACGGCCGCTCGCGGATCGCCGCGCAACGCCGCCGAGTCCTGATATTGCAGCGAACCTTTCACCGCCTCATGCTCAATGAACTCACTCCACACATTCGCGCCGCACAGAATCCGCACCTTGCTGTAATTCACTCCGCCCAGGGCATTTTCAACCTTGGTCAGAATATCCAGCACCTTTTGCCGGAGCTTGGTGGTACTGGTGGTCAAGGCCAGCGCGGTCGTCTGCTGACTGACTCCGAACTCGGTAAACAACGACGTGCTGACGCCAGCGGCATTGATGTAATTGCCCATCACGGCACTCAATCGATGGCTTTCCAGGATGTACTCAACGCTCTCGCGCAGCCGCTGGAGATACCGCGCCTGAATATCGTTGACGCTCTGCGCGGCGGTTTCCTGCCCGAATGCCCGCACGTTCTGCACTTCATCGGCCATGATGCTGGCGATGGCGGGAATATGCGGCATGACGAAGCTGCGAATGTTGCGCTTCTCGCCGGTCAACACGGTGCCGACCGCGCCACGCGGTTTGACGGTCAGTACCGACAACACGCCGGTCTGCTCTTCGATGTTGATATTGGTGGTCGCCACCCCCTGCTCCTGAAACCAACCGATTTCGCCAATCCGCCCCGGCTTATAGGGCAGTTGGTTAATCGCATAGGTCAGGGCATTCAGGGTGAATGCGCCGCTGGTGGTATTAAAAACGTCCCAGGCCATGAAGATTCTCCTTAGCGAACGATGATGTTTTTGAGGGCCAGCGCGGTATACGCGGCAGTCTTAGCGTCGGCGTCCGCGTCGGCATGCCATTGCAGCGCGGCGGTCTTCACTGCGGCAAACCGGGCAATCACGACCGCAGTCACATCGGCAGTAATGTCGACCGGGTTCAGCAGCACGGCGACAGCGGTTTGTGCGCCATTACTCAGCCCATCGTCATAAGCGGCGTATTTACCGCCCGTGGTGATTTTGCCCAGCACGGTGCCCGCCGCCAAAATCTGGCCTGACGTACCCGCCGCCAGGGTGACTTCATCACGGGAAATGTAGGGTTCGTCATACAGCAGAAATTCAGCCGCATAGCGGCCTTCGGATTGAATCGCCATTAGGGTTTCGCTCCAGCAATCGCGGCAGTCCGCGTCGCATAAATATCAGCCGTGGTGGGCGGCGCAGGGGGCGCTTGCCCATGTTCGGGATTGGGGTTCCAGCCAGAGCCTCGCGCCCCGGTTTTGAATAAGGCGGGCTTGCTTTGCACCAATAGCGTCACGCCATCGGCCAGCGACGTTTGCCCCTTGTCGCCTTTGTAGAAAATCTGGTCATCCTGCCATTCGACCTGCTGGCGCAGGTACGCCTCCAGCACGTCGCGGTCGACCGGCTCTTTACCCGCCAGCGCCCGGTTGATTTCCACATCCAACAGGGTGTTCCGGTGTTTGCCGGTCAACTCCGCTAGAGCGGTGTCCCGCGTTTTCAGATCGGTCTCGTAACGCCGCAACTTGGTTTCCAGTTGCTTGAGCGCCTCGGCCTGACCCTTCGCGGGCGGCAGGGTGTCCACATCGTCCGGGGACTCAATCCCCAGCTTCTCCATCAACTTCTGATTCAGCGCCTCCGCCGTCTCGGCCTTGGCTTTGAGCGTCTTACGTCCCTCCACACTTTCCTTGCGAGCCGCATCACGCTGCCCGGCCAGGTCGTTCACATAGGTTTCTAAGGCGGCGAAATCCTCGCCTAACCGCTCTTTGAATGTGGAAATGTCCATCGGCGTCCTATTTATTACTGAAAAGAATATTGAATTGCTGCTATCATAACATTTAATTATATACAAGGGAAAGTTATGGCCACCTTCTCCGCAGCCCGCTTTCAATTCATTGCCGACGCCCTCAACGGCGCAGGCCTGTTCATGGACGGGGCGGCGCTGGTGCAATACCCGCGGGAATCCGCGGACAAGTTTGCCAGGCGGAAAGCCATCGCCTGGTACGCCAATGCCCTGCGTCCGGCGGTCAGCCGCTTTGTCGGCTACCTGATGAAAAAGCCGGTGCAGCGCGAATTGCCCAGTCCGATTCTTCAGCAGTTTGCCGAGGAATGCACCTGGCAAAGCGACTCGCTCAGTTCCTTTTGGGCCGGGTTCATGCTGGAAGCCAAGGCCCGCGGTTCCATGTTCCTGCTGGTCGATATGCCGCGCAATGACCCACTGCCCGGCCAGAAACCACGGCTGACGCCTTACTTGGTATCCATTGAACCGGAGCGAGTGAAAAGCTACGTCCTGAATGCCTACGGTCAGTTGCGCAGCATCACCCTCAATGACAGCGTGTCCGACGCCTCCGGCAATCCCCAGACCGTTGAGCGCGTCTATACCGACACGGAATGGATTTTCACCGGGGCGATCAATGCACGGGGTGTCCATGATTTAGGCGTCTGCCCGGTACTGGCTTTCACGGAATCCGGGCTGTTCCCGTGTATCGGCGACTTTGCCGGAATTGCCGACCTCTCCAAGCGGCTTTACAACTTGCGTTCCGAATTGGATGAGATTCTGCGGGCGCAAACCTTCAGCCTGCTGACCTACAAGGTGCCTGAGGCCAGTTTCCCGCTGGATATGGGGCCGATTGCCCAGACCATCGGGACCGACAACCTGTTGCAGACCTTCCCGCAAGGCGCGGAATTCATTGCCCCGCCGGACGGGCCAGCGTTGATCTATCTCCAGGTGATTGCCCAGGTTGAGGCGCTCATTCGGCAAATCGCCCTGACTGCCGACGATTCGACTCAGAAACAAAGCGAATCCGGCGTGGCGCTGCAACTGCGCTTCCAGGCGTTGAATGGGGCGCTGGTGCAATTCGCCCGGCGCATGGAGGATTTCGAGCGCAAGGTCTGGGATTTAGTGGCGTTGTGGTTGGGGGTGCAGAACACCGCCGCGATCAGTTGGGGCAAGGACTTCAGTCTGGCGGATTTGAAGCTGGAGTTGGAGATTGCCCAGAACATGAACGCCCTGAATGCCCCACCGATTTATCAGCAAGAAAAATTGAAACAACTCATTGCCCTTGACTTATCGACCTTGCCGGATGAACTGCTGGCGGAGGTACTGGCGGGCGTGGATGAAAGGCAACAGGAAGTCGCGCCGGAAGCGGTCGCGCCGCCCACCAAAACCGTGACCCGTCAAGCGGACGGGTCCTATGCCATCACCGGAGCCGTCTAGTGAGTCTGAATACCCGTCTATCCATCGCCGCCGTCAATGCTCAGGCCACCGCGACCGGCACGTTGTGCAATAACGGTTACTTGCGCCTGTACAGCGCCCCGCGTCCCGCCCTGGCCGATGATGCCGCGACCGGAACCCTGCTGGCGGAATTGCGCTTTGCCGCCGCCGCGTTCGGGTCTCCCATGGCTGGAGTCATTACCGCCAATCCGATCACCGCTGAGGATGCCGCGCTGGCCAATGGCGACGTAGCCTGGTTCCGGGCGTTCAGTAGCGATGGAACCAGCGCTGTATTTGACGGCAACGTCGGAACCAGCGACGCCAATCTGACCCTGCCCACCGTGACGATCAGCGTCGGGCTACGGATTGAAATCGACAGCCTGACCTACACGCAACCGGGAACCTGACAATGGGCGTGAAAATCTCTGAATTGCCCGCCGCCAGTGCATTGGCGGGGACTGAACTGATCCCGGTGATGCAAGGCGGCGAGACCCGTCAGGCGGCGGTGTCGGCACTCACCACCAGTCCCTATATTCGCCACCAACTCATCCCGGCGGCAGTCTGGACCATTCCTCACGGCATGAACCGTACTCCTAGCGTGACCGTGATCGACTCTACGGAAGCCGTGGTGTATGGCGACATTCAGCACGACTCATCCAACCAACTCACGCTTTCATTCTCAGCCGCCTTCGCGGGCACTGCCTATCTGGTGTAAATCATGGCTAAATATCTCTCGAATATCGATCTGACGAAGAACGAACTGCAAAACGCCAGAATCCAGAACCTCGCTTCTGCTCCAGCCACTCCGGTTGAGGGGCAGGTCTATCACGATACGACGACCCATGCGACCTACATTTGGAATGGAACTGCATGGAGGCCGGTTGATGCAGCGAAGCTGACGGACGGCACGATTGCGAATACTGCGCTCACCACCAATCCATTAGCGCGAGCGAACCATACTGGGACGCAGTTAGCGAGTACGGTTTCAGACTTCGACACGCAAGTCAGAACCAGTCGCCTCGATCAAATGGCGGCTCCTACGACTTCGGTTGCCCTGAATAGCCAGAAGATTACCGGCCTTGCTACTCCGACAGTTGGGACGGATGCCGCGAATAAGCAGTATGTCGATGACACCGTTGCCGGGATTTCGTGGAAGAACGAAGTCAAGCTGGCAACCACTGCGGCAGGGACACTCGCGTCTTCATTTGCGAATGGATCAACGATTGATTCAGTGGCCTTAGTCACTGGCGACCGGATTCTAATCAAGGATCAAGCGGCTCCCGCTGAGAACGGGATTTACACGGTCAATGCTTCCGGTACGCCCACGCGAGCGACGGACGCAGATTCACAGGATGACCTTTATGGAGCGGCGGTCTTCGTTACTCACGGCACGGTGAATGCGGGCAAACGCTATGTCTGCAACGTCTCTGGAACGATTACTGTAGGGACCACTGCACTCACATTCGTTCAGTTTGACGGGGGAACAGCCTATACAGCGGGAAATGGACTCACACTCGCTGGTAGCGATTTTAATGTTGTGGCGGGGACGGGTATTACCGTTGCGGCGGATTCCGTAGCGATTGATACTGCGGTCGTGGCTCGCAAGTACAGCGCGAATGTCGGCAACAATTCTTCAACTTCGATTTCGATTACGCACAGCTTAAACACTTCGGATGTGATTGCAGAACTGCGTGATGCTTCAACCAATGCGCGAGTCTATTGTGATATGGTCAATACCGATGTGAATACAGTGACTCTGACGTTTGCGGTTGCGCCGACTACCAATCAGTATCGGGTCACGGTGATCGGATAATCCGCCATGAAGTTTCTCAAGCCTATCGAGTCTACAGTCCCTACCGGGGCTGCACCGCTCTCTGTTGCGTCTACGACCGTAGTGACGAATCTGAATGCCGATCTATTGGACGGTAATCATGCCAGTGCATTTGCGGTCAGCGGACATAACCACACCGGAGTCTATGAACAGATACTCGGCAATCCCGCGAGTAACGGCCTGGTCTTGAGTAGCACAGCGGCGGGGGTGAGGAGTTGGGTAGCGGGTGGTGGCAGCACCACTACGCCAAATCTCATCGCCACCACGTATTCCGTCGCCGCCGATACCTCCACGATGATCGTCGGCACTCTGGAAATCACGCCCACCGGTTCACTCGACAACAGCGGCAACATCGGAGTCTGGTAATGGCACAAATCATTATGGCCGAACGACTGTCCGCCCCGGACACCCCCGCCAGTGGCAAGGTCGCTATTTATGTCCGCAATGGCGCGTATTACACGAAGAATGCGGCGGGTATTGAGACGCCGATCCAAGGCA